CTATTTATCTTACTTCTACACAACGTATTCCTATAGAAGTATCATCAACTAATGATTATCTTTCATACGATGGGACTGAATCCCCTATTTTACCTAACCAATTCTCAGGTAAACAAATTATTATAAACTCAGGAAGAATCTTATTAAATTCTACCTCAGACCACATATTATTATCTTCAGCTCAATCTATTAATTTAAATGCTGTTGATTCCATTAATTTTGACACTACAGGTCCAATAACTTTAGAAGGTGCTGAGGTATATTTAGGTTCTTCAACTGCAACTGAATCTGCTATATTAGGAGATACTTTAATTGATTTATTACAAGGTATAACAAGTAGTTTAAAGAATGCTTTATTAAACGCTTCTATACAAGTAAGTGATAGTGGGGTTCCTTTAGAACCTTTAGGTAGTGCTTTTAGAGCAGCAGCTAATAGTTTAGATGTATATGCTAACCAGTTAGATAATGCTAAGTCTAATATTGTAAAAGTAGAGTAATGGCAAACGCATTATCTAAAGCAGTTCAAGCTGTTAAATCAGGAGTTCAAAGCGTTACTCAAGTTAGAACACTTGAAGAGGCTGCTTCAGTTTCAGAAGGCATTCAGGATTTGATAGCATTAAGAGAACAATCTTTTTCTGAAGTTATATTAGAAGCTATAGGGGTAACAATTCCTTTACCTACTCAAGAAGAAGCTTTTGAATTTTATCAAAAATTTGAAGGCAAACAAAAATTAGTAGATGGTGAATGGGAAATTATTATAAACGAAAATCCTAATAATCCATTAGCATATATAGATCCCAAAACATGGACTAATATTCAATACTTAGAATATAAATCCGATCTTACCGCTTGGGAAAAAACCCAAGGAGTTAGAAATGTAAAACGTAAAGCTGGAGAATCATATGCTAGAGCTTTAAAAAGAGTAAAAAAAGAAGTAAAAGCTGAAAAAAAACGTTTTGATGCTTTAATTAAATTATTTACTGATTTTAATACTGATTTACAAGAGAATTTAAAAAAAGATACTCCTGAAGATTTAAAAGCCAAAGGTATTCAATCATTTCCTGAATTAATCCAGGTTTTAATTAAACAAACAGCTAAAACTTTTTTCTCATCTCTAGCCACAACTTATAAAGAATTAGGTTTAGATTTAATTGATAGAAAAGAAGCTGAATTAAAAGAACAATTAGGAATAAATGATATTACTGAAGCTACCCCTGAAGAAATCAGAGCAGCATATTGCCCCACTCCTGTAGAATTAGATAAGCTTATTGTTAAAAGAAATAATATGGTAGAATTTCTTAATAAACAACAAAGTAGATTAAATAACCTTTTAAAACCTATTGAATTAGCAGGTGAAACTGTAAATTTTCTCCAAATCACATCTAATACTATAAATTTAGTAAGCACCATAGTTAATAACGTTGTTTTAATTCTCCCTCCAGGTATAATAAAAAATACAGTTTCTTCAACAATTTTACCTGTAATTAATAAATTAAAGGATATTAGACAAACTATTTTAGTTGATAAAGAAAATACACCTCGTTTACCGAAAATTAGACGTGCTATAAGTAATGTTACAATCCCTTTAAATCAATTTAGTAGATTAATTACTAGTATTGTGTTTCAATTAAATAGTATTGATGAATTAATTCAATTATGTCGTCCTGAAGCTGAATTAACCCCATTATCTCCTGAAGTATTAGCAACAGTTGCTGTTCAGTTATCTGCAGAGCTTGAAACTGAAGATTCTAATTTATACAAAGGATTTAGATTAGAGACTGAGACCAGAAAATATACAGATACTGTAAATCAAAATAGAGGAGTTGCTAAAAACAAATCAGGAATTATATTACTTAATACTGATTGGTCATTTGCATCTGATCCTAATGTATTAATTCGTGAACTTAAATTTAGAATTGACGCTGAAAACCTACAAGCTTATTAATTTTTAATATTTATAATCAAAATAATAATGAAAACCACAGAACTTAAAAAACTAATCAAGGAAGCTGTAAAGGAAGCTATCCAAGAGGAATTAAAAGACATTCTTTTGGAAGCTGTGAGAGCACCAAAAGGTGACTCTGTTGGACAAAGTTTTGAACAACCTCTTACAGAAATTAAAACAACAACTAAACCTAAAACAATTGCTGAACAAAGAGCAGCATATCAATCTATTTTAGGTGACATGAAATTAGGGCAAGATACTTTGAGTTTTAACTCAAGCAATGCTGCAGCCTATACCAATACATTACAAGTAGCCCCTGGAATGAATACTTCAGGTGAAGGTTCATCTCTTCCTTCTGGTAATGTAGGTTTAGATCAAATTATGGGAATTCTTAATAAAAAATAATGGCATTTAACCCCCAAATAATCCCACGTACTGATTTTCTCCCTAATGTAGGAGTGGGGGTTGGTATTCCATTTTCAAATAGTGCTGTATTTACTCAAACATTTACAACACAAACTGCTACTAAGAATAATCTATTAAATTTTTTACTTACAGAACCAGGTTCAAGATTAGACAATCCTACATTTGGTTTTGGATTTAGAAGATATTTATTTCTTCAAATTGAACAAGATAATTTAGATTATATTAAAGATGAAGTATCAAGTGTTATTTCCCAATATTTCCCACAAATAACTATAAGTGATTTACAAGTAATACCAGATACTGATAGCCAAACTATTAATATCAAAATATTTTACTCAATTAAAAATCAGTCAATTAACGACCAATTAGAAATAACATTTGGATAATGGCACAAGCTAGAGACATAAAATATTTAAATAAGGATTTTGCTGGGTTAAGACAGGCATTAATTAATTATTCTAAAACTTATTTCCCAACAACTTATACAGACTTTACAGAAGCATCCCCAGGTATGATGTTTATGGAAATGGCTGCTTATATTGGTGACGTTTTAACATTTTATCAAGATAATTTAATTAATGAAACTTTTGTTCAATATGCTAATAACATAGACAATTTATATGAATTAGCCTATGTAATGGGATATAAACCATCAGTAACAGGAGTTGCTACTACTACTCTTGATTTTTATCAGATAGTCCCTTCTAAAACATCTGGTATAAACGTATACCAACCCGACTATCAGTATGCTTTAAAAATTGCTGAAAACGCTCAAGTTGGATCTAACATAGATTCTTCAGCATTCTTTTTAACTGAAAATCCAATAGATTTTACAGTTTCTAGTTCAGTTAACCCAACAACTGCTACTGTTTATACTGTTGATTCATTTAATAATCCTACACAATATCTTCTTAAAAAATCAACCCAAGCTATCTCAGCTACTGTTAATACTACTGTAGTTAGTGCTGGTAGTACTCCACAAGAATTTTTTACTACAACAATTAATAATGAAAATATAGTTGGTGTTTTAGATATTACTGATGAAGATGGAAATCTTTGGTATGAAGTGCCTTACTTAGCTGAGGAGATGGTTTATGATTCTATTAGAAACACAAATCCAAATGATCCCAATAATTATTTAAATGAAGGAGAAACTCCTTATTTACTTCAATTAAAACAAACTCAACGTAGATTTGCTACAAGATTTTTAGATAGTGGTTCATTACAAATCCAATTTGGTGCTGGTACTAGTTTAAATGTAGATGAAGAAGTAACTCCAAATACTGATAATGTAGGTTTAGGTTTACCCTTTGAAAAGAATAAAATGACTACTGCTTATTCTCCTACCAATTTTATCTTTACTAACACTTATGGTATTGCTCCAACTGGTGATTTAACAATTAGATACTTAACAGGTGGGGGAGTAGGAGCTAACGTTCCTGCTAATACATTAGTTGAATTAACAGATGTTTCTAGAACTTTTGTAAACTTTAGTAGTAATGATCCCGCAGGTTTATACCAAAGTTCATATAACTCATTAGCTGTAACTAATCCTAGAGCCGCTTCAGGAGGTAGAGGTGGAGATAGTTTAGAAGAAATGAAACAAAATATCATTTCAAACTTTAATACTCAATATAGAGCCATTACTCCTA